CTGCGCGATCCTTGGCCTAGACGCGCCCAAGCGCTTTGTGATTAAGTGGGACGAGCTGACCGACGAGCAGATTGATCGTTTGGCGGCTGGTGAACCGCCCGAGAAGGTGCTTGCCACGTGAATGCGCTTACGTCTATGCAAATACAGGCCCGTGCGCAGCAACAGAAGCGCCAGCGCGCCGACGTGCCACGCAGTCCGACGTGGCAACCATACGTCGGCGGCCCACAGGCGCGCGCCTACGATTCGCCAGCCGATGTACTTGGCTACGGCGGCGAAGCCGGCGGCGGCAAATCCGATCTGGCGCTGGGCTTGGCAGGTACGGCACATTGGCGATCGTTGATCTTCCGGCGTGAGTTCCCGCGCCTGGGTGGTCTGATCGATCGCTCGCGCGAGATCTTCAATGCAGCCGGCCGCTCGTCTGGCGCCGACAGCTACAACGAAGCACTCCATCGCTGGAAGTTGAGCGACGGCCGCCAGCTTCAATTCGCGGCGATGCAGTACGAAGATGGGAAGTTCAATTATCAGGGCCGGCCGCATGACCTTTATGTCTTCGACGAGGCGACCGAGTTTAGCGAGACGCAAGTACGGTTTGTGATCGGCTGGAACCGCTCAACCCATATTGATAGTGCGACAAACGCGCCGCAGCGCTGCCGAGTCGTACTAACGTTCAATCCGCCCATGAATGCGGCTGGTGAATGGGTTGCGCGATTCTTTCTGCCCTGGCTGGCGTGGTTGCATCCTGCGAGCTATCAGCACCCAAACCCGGCAGCGCCGGGCGATCTGCGTTGGTACGCGACCGTCGACGGCGTGGATACAGCAATCGACGAGGCCAAGTTGGGCTGGTATGCGCAGCGCGACGGTCACCACTGGCAGGTTGAGGCCGGCGCCGCCTTTCTGCAAGATGGTCATTGGATTGTGCCGGTACGTGGCTATGAGGACGTGAGCGGCGCGCTGATCATGGCGAAGTCGCGCACCTTTATTCCGGCAAGTTTGAAGGATAATCCGATCCTTGAGGCAACGGGGTATGCGGCGACGGTCGACGCCATGCCCGAGCCGTACCGCTCACTGCTTAAAGGCCAATGGGGTGCTGGGCGCATTGAAGATCCCTGGCAGCTCATTCCGACCGCATGGGTGCGACTGGCCGAAGCGCGCCGCCGCACGCGCACGCGGCCCGATACGCCACTCTCAGCAGTCGGCGCCGATATTGCGCGTGGTGGCAAGGATCGTATGGCGATCGCGAAGCTGTACGGCGCATGGGTTGAGTTTGAGGTACACCCAGGCACCAGCGTGACGAATGGACCAAAGGGTGCGGCCCTGCTGTTGCCGTACGCACATGTACCACTGGGCGTTGACGTGATCAGTATTGGTTCGTCAGTGTACGACAGTCTCCAGGCGCAAGCGATCCCGGTACATGGTGTAAACTTTGGCGCTGGCGCGCCAGCGCATCTGCGCGATCGCTCGAAGAAGCTGCGGTTTGTGAATGTGCGCGCGGCCGCCTACTGGAAACTGCGCGAGGCGTTTGATCCCGATCACGGCGACGAATTGCTACTGCCTGACGATCCTGAGTTGCGCGAAGAGCTGTGCGCGGCGCAGTTCCAAGTCACTGCGCGTGGCATCCAGCTCGAACCAAAAGACGCGATTACCAAGCGGATCGGTCGTTCGCCCGATAAGGCCGACGCGTTGGCGCTGGCGTACTATGTGGCTACGGTAATCCCGCCACCACCTCCGCCGCCGCCGCAGTCGCATAGCATAAGGACATGGTAGTATGGCCGATTTTGCCGATTGGACGCTTCAGGACGCGCGCCAGGCGCTGCCCGCGCTCAGCACAGGCGTGACGAGTAATGAGCTGTTTTACACTGGCGATCACTGGCAGGCCGGCGATGGCTGGATCGGCCCGCGCCCGGCGGCGGGCGAAGTCGGCGGCGCAACGGTGTTGATCGAGATTGAGCGCGCGCTGGTCTCCAAGAACGCCGTGCGCGAAGTGCTGACGCGGCATAGCGGCGCGGTGCTCGGGCATGAACCGGCGTGGAGTCTGACGCTTGTACGCGCACTGGCCGACGGCGAACAGCCAACGCCTGACGAGCAGGCACTGATCGACGAGGCTGAGGCCGCGCTGACGGCGTGGTGGGACGTGCGCGGCGCGCATCAGTGTCTGCGCACAGCGGCTGTACGCATGCTGTATGCCGGGCGCGGCTGCGTGCGCGTGTATGTGCCGAGCGGGCTACTTGACGAAGAGGGCCGCGTGCCGCCCAGCGATCTGGCGACGGCGCTTAGTCGCCTGTATCTCGACGACCCGGCGCCGGAACAGGCTGACGTCATTACTGATCGCGCCACTCAGCACCAGGCCGGGATCTATGTATATCGCGACGGCGCCGCCGACTATGCCGAGGTTGTGTTTGTCGATCCTGAGAACGACGCCACGATGATCCGCATCGTGGGCGGCGACGCCGACGCGCAGCGTGCACCGCTCGATCTTGGCGGCCGACTCACGATCTATGCACTCCGGCGCGACCCGCTGATCACACCGCAAGTGCGCCAGCAGCAGCGCCTGCTGAACCTGGCAAAAACCATGCTCGGCCGGAACGTCGTGCTGGGCGGGTTCCTGGAACGGATTATTCTGAATGCGCAGCTACCCGGGACGATCGCGGTTGACTCGGCAACTGGCCTCAAAACGTTTACGCCCGATCCGCTGAAGCTCGGCGCGGGCACCACGAACGTGTTTGCTGGCCTGCCGATCACCGACGAGGGCGGGCGTGTCACTGGCTACGCGACGCCGAGCGTGATCTATCGTGATCCGGTGCCTGTTACGACGTTTGAAGAGACCGCTCGCTCGGCCTATCTCGGTATCCTCGAAGAGACGCAGCAACTCTACGCCGCGATTGCTGGCGACGCTACCGCCAGCGGCGAAAGTCGCGCACAGGCCCGCGCTGATTTTACGCTCTCACTCGGCGACACGATCGCGCAGGTTGAGCAAGCCGGGCGCTGGCTGATTGAAACCGCACTGGCGTTGGCTGCCGCGTTCAGTGGCCAGGCCGGGCGCTATGAGGCACTGCGCGCGACCTTCAGCTGTCGTGTCGACACCGGGCCGATCACTGCCGATGAGCAAGATCAGACGCGGCAGAATGTGGCCGCGAACCTGCTGAGCGAAGAAAGCGGCATGGAGCGGATCGGCGTGGCCGACGTTGACGCTGAGAAGACCAAGATCGCGGCGCAGCGCGAGAATGCGCAGCAGGCACGGCAGACGAACGCCACCGCGATCCTGGGCCGGGCCGGGCTGCTGGCGCAGCAGGTACAGCAAGGAAATGGAGATACGAATGGAGTTGCCTGATCGCGTAGATATTGGCCCGATCGCCTATCGAGTGACGACCGATCGGTCCACGATCAACCAGGCGACGGTTGATAGTCATATTTCATTCTATGCAAATATCCGCTTTGGTGAGGCGGATATTCTGATTGATGATAAGCAGATGCCAGGACACCAGCGCCTGACGTTACTACATGAAGTATTGCATGGTTGTTTTCATATCACAATGCTCGATAAAAAATGGGAAGAAACGGCGGTGCGGCTGCTGGCCGGGCCGCTGCTCGACACCTTGCGGCGCAATCCCGATCTGGTTGCGTTTTTACTCGCAACCGACGAGGCCGCGCCCGATGCCTGAGCCGATCGCCGCGCTCCAGGCCGGCATGCTTGATCAGATCGCCGCGCTTATGGATGCGCGCGACTATCTCGGCCCGGCTGAGTGGCAGCGCCAATTCGAGGCGCTGATCGTCGAGCAGCACGCCGCCGCCTACTTTGCCGGGCAGGGCACGAATACGCTGACGGCGCGCGGCGACGCCGAACTCGGCGCGCTGATGCAGGCGCAGTTCGAGTATCTGGCCGGCTTTGCGGCCGAGGCTGATCAGCTCAGCGAGGCCCAGGCGCGCGCGCGGGCGGCACTCTACGCCGGCCCGCTGCGTGCAACCTATAGCCGTGGACAGCTGGCGCTGTGGGATCTGCCGTATCATCCTGGTGAGGGTACGCCATGTCGCGGAAACTGTCATTGTCGCTGGCGGATTATCGTGGAGGACTTGGAAGAGCTGAACGCGCACGCCACATGGGTGCTCGGGACGGCCGAGCATTGCGAGGGCTGCCGCAGTCGAGCGGCGCGCAGCCCATACGTGTTTCGCGCAGGGGTATTGCAATAGATGACATCACTTGACGATCGTGCTACAATAGAGACTGTCAATACTGAGATGCGCGACTTCGCGCGCGTGCTCAAGGCGGCACTGATCATGATCGTCCGGTACTTAGAACGGCGGTATGGCGTGTAGCAGCAATACTACTGCGGGATAGTGGAGTGGTACCACATCGGGCTCATAACCCGAAAGTCGTCGGTTCAAGTCCGACTCCCGCGACCAATGCCCGATAGGGCGCATCACGGCAGATAAGGGCTTCTGGCACCTGGGATACCTGCCAGCGCCGCTTTCAGCGTTAATGGAGCTGCCGCGCCTGTTCTTTCGACGCCGAACGCCTATCCGACCGCACGCCCCAGCGACCGCGCCGGATAGGCCGTAGGCATACTTTCGACAATTAAACGGCCTCTTCCCTGATTAGGCCCTGTCCCGGCTTAGGCTCTGCGCCTCTGCTGGCGGCAGGGCTTTTTGTTTGCCCCGATGCGGGGCGCAGGAGCACCCATGCGGTATCGATCGCTTATCCCTCATGTGTATGCCGAGGACGATGGCCAGCCGCAAGGCGGCGACGGCCAGCAGCCGAGCGATCTGCTTGATCGGTACGGCAAAGACGCGCTGAAGCTCGCCGAGAAGCTCGCCGACGCGCAGCGCGACAACTACCGGCTGCGCGAAAAGAATCGCATGCTCACCACCGAACTCGCCGACGCGAAGGGCAAGGCCCCGGCCGACGGCGCGCGCGTGCTGAGCAAGGACGAAGCGGCGCAGTGGGAGGCGTACACGGCGCTTGGCGCACCGGCCGCGCTGAAAACGCAGATCGACACCGCGCAAGGTGCGCAGGGCGAACTGGCGATACTCAAACGCGAGCGGACGATCGCCGATGCGGCGGCCGCGCAGAAGTGGCCAGCGGCCACGCTCGCGAAGCTCCCGAGCCTGAAGGACAAAGATCTGATCGTCAAGGACGTGGAGATCGACGGCACCAAGGTTAAGCAGGCGTTTGTCGCGCACGACGGCAAGGAGCACCCGCTGGCCGAGTATGTGACGACGCACGATCCCGAGTTCTTGCCCGCGCTGGCGGCCGATGCGGCGCCCGCGCAGAGCGGCGGCGGGACGCCATTCGTACGCCAAAGCGCCGGCGCGCCGCCGGCCAAGCAAAGCGCAATCACGGCGCATCTCAACCGCACCTACAACCGACAAGGAGCCAAGGACAATGGCACGAATCGTTGATAGTTCAAACCAGCAAACCGGCGCGGCCTGGGCTGGCGATTTTTTCGACCGCGAACACCTCATGCCGGGCGGCGCGAAGCTCGACGCTGCGCAGTTCCTGGCAACCGACGGTGTGACGGTTACCACCACGTCGAGCGCGGCGGCTGATGCCACCAGTATCGCGGTCTCAGCACTCGCGGGCGCACTCCCGAGCGGCACGATGCTGTACTTTGGCGAAGCAAAAGAGTTCGCCATGCTCACCGCCGCTGCCGCCGCCGGCGCCACCTCGATCACCGTGCAGGCCCTGCCTGCCGCGATTGAGAGTGGCGACAGCGCGACCTATGCCGGCACGACTGGGATCAAGCGTGTTGTCAGTGGCACGGCGATCGGCCGCACCTATGCCGAGCGCGACGCCGGCACGGCCTATGGCCCAGCCGACGCTTCCGACGATGAGACCTATCTGATCGCCTTCGACGTAACCGACGCGAGCGTTAGCCCAGACGTCGAGCTGTATCGACACGGCAGCATCGTCAAAGAAACGTTTGTGCCGAACTGGTCAAGCCTGACATCCGGCGTCAAGGCAGATATTCGCGCGGCCTATCAGACAACCATCGGCGCCGCCTAGTCAGCATCGCTGATCCGGCCCGCACTCCATAGGAGACACACACATTATGGCTGACATTGCATCGCTGGTGCGCACGCTCATGGACGATGGCAGCGTGGCGGCGCTGGCGCTAAACCCGCAGGCCCAGTTTGGGATTGCGCCGCGCCGCTACGTCGGCGCCGAGCTCCTACCCGAGCGCACCGTGCCTGAGAACGCCTACCGCGAAGACGCGATCCGGTACCGCACCGTGATCGCCAACGACGGCACGCGCTACAGCCCGAGCCAAAAGAAAAGTGGTGAGATCGTCGGTTCGTTCCTGGTTGAGCTCGGCAATAGCGATATTGCCCGCGAGTTCACCGCGCGCGACTACGATGCGCTGTTGCGCCTGCTCGGTAGCAACCTGAGCATGGACGCGGCGGTGACGCTCATCAACTGGCTTGATCGCACGGTCAACCTGGCGCTGGCCGAGAAGAACGAGCTCCAGCGCTGGCAGGCGATCGTCGATGCCAGTGTCGTGCGATCGGGCGACAACGGCTACACCGAGACGGTCACCTACTCGAACCCGGCGAACCACCGCGCCGCTGCCGGCGGTACCTGGTCGTCGGATGCCTACGATCCGTTTACCGACATTCTGGCGATGGCCGACTTGCTCGAAGGCAAGGGCTACACCGTCGGCCGCATTCTTACCAGTCGCACCGTGCTGAGTATTCTAGCCGGCAATGACAAGGTGAAGGCGCGCACCGGCGTGGCGACGATCAATGCATCAGGCCAGATCAGCGCGACGGCCGGCCGGGCAACGCGCGATGCAATCAACATGGCGCTCGAGCGCGACGGCCTACCGCCGCTCGAAACCTACGATCTGCAGTACCGCACGCAGACCGGCAGCGGTTACTTCCTGAGCCGGGCCGCGTTTGTACTGGTTGCCACCACCGGCCGCGATGAGACGATCGACCGCGCCGACAGCGAAGACTTGCCGACGATCAACGACACGCTGGGCTACCTGGCCATGGGCCGGGCTGCCGGCCAGGCCACGCCCGGCCGCGTGCTGCGCATGCAGGCCTACGAGGACAAGCCGCCACGGATCGAGGCCGAGGGCTGGCAGACAAGCCTGCCCGTTGTGACGGAGCCCGAGGCGATCGCGGTGATCAACACCATCAGCTAAGAGGCGCGGCTCATGGCGAAGTTCACGCTTGATCGAACCTATATCTATTGGGGCAAGTTCTACGGGCCGGGCGACGCCGAGGTACCCGAGGAGCTTGCCCAACGACTTGGTCTGGCGGCGAGCGATGCGCCGCCGCCAGACGTGCCGATCGCCACACCACCGGCGCGGACGCCGCGTGGCAAGAAGAAGGCAGCGCCCGATGCCGATCCCGAGTAGCTATACCGAAGACTCGCTGGCGCTGTACATGCGCGACGGCGTGCTGAAGACGATCGCGGGCGTGCTCGGGCTGACAAGCACCGCCGACTTCGCCGAGGCCGTCACGAGCGCGCTGATCGGTTACGGCGCTGCGGCGATC